TTGCTGGGTATATCGGGCTGCCGTCGCCCACTGTGGGGGGGAATCCAACGCTGGAAGACAGCACCCACACCATCTATCTCGACGGGCCGGGGTCGCAGTATCTACAGCTGCCATTCCTTCCCGTCCAAAGCATCACCAGCATCCACGACAGCGACGAGCGCGACTATGGGGCTCTGGATCTGGTAGACGCTGCTGACTATGACCTGTTCGGGGATGAGGGGCTGGTCCGTCTCAAGGACGACAGCGCACACGGCACCTTCTCCGACATCAAGCGCGCCATCAAGGTCGTGGCCGTCATCGGTTGGACGACGATCCCGCAGGCCATCAAGCACGCGGCGGGGCTCCAGGTCGCGCACTGGTTCCAAGGCCGGGACCACGTAGGCCGCACCAGCGTGGCCCAAGGTGGCGGCACTATTGACGTGCATGATCTGGGCCTGCTGCATGAGGTGCGCGAGGCGCTCCAGCCATACCGCCAAGCATCCGTTTGGGTGGGCTAATGGCTACCCTGACGCCAGAAGAGTTTAGCGCCCGAATCAATCGGCTAATCCGCACCGGTGGGATGATGCGCGTGCTGGCCCAGGTGGCCACAGAAACCGCTCTCACGATGGACCGCGAGGCCAAGATGCGCACAACAGGCGGAAATCCGCTGCACGTCCGTACAGGCAAGTTGCGCCAAAGCATCAAGATCAAGACTGAAGCCAAAGCCAACAGCGTGACCGCAGAAGTGCAGGCCGGAGGGCGTCGCGCGTACTATGCGCGGTTTCATGAGTTCGGAGAGGGCAGGATGCCCCGGCGTCCGTTCCTGGCTCCTGCTCGAGAGGTGGCCATT